GATGTTGGGGCTTGCGCAAGCAATGACGCAAGACTTTCCGATAAAAGAACTCCAACTGCACACAAATCTTCTCATGCGACAGGAGGTGCAGACGCTTTAACCCCAGCCGATATCGGCGCTTCAGCGACTTCCCACACTCACGCCATTTCCGATGTAACAAACTTGCAGAATACCCTAGACGGCAAGCAAGCCTCTGGTAGCTACGCCCCTGCAACTGGCATTTCTCCATCGGCAATTACTGGAACGGCAGTCATTACAACTGACTCAAGGCTTTCTAACTCAAGAACACCCACGGCTCATAAATCCACCCACGCAACGGGCGGAACAGATGCCTTAACTCCTTCTGATATTGGTGCTTCACCGACCGGACACGCTCATTCAATTTCTGACATTACCGACCTTAGCTATCGCCTCCTTCGGGAGGCGCCGTTTACTGGCGGTTCAAATATACGGGCGGGGGACGCACTATACGGACTAAACCCTGTTTTGGCTGGAAGCGGGAACACAGTTCTTGGGGTAGACGCTAAAACAAGAGGGGGGTCGAATTGTGTCGCCATTGGGTATTATGCCTTAAGAGAAAATGATGGAAATAATAACACTGCGGTTGGATGTGAAACCGCATATTCTAACTCCCCTTCTGGAGATAACAACACTGCGGTTGGATATAGGGCGCACGCCCGAGGTTCGGGTAGTGGAAATGTTGCGGTCGGCGTAAGCACAATGCAAAGCTGTCAAAATAACAATAATGTTGGAGTTGGAAGCAATGCCCTTGCCTTCCTTAACACGGGTGCTGGAAACACGGCTGTCGGGGCTTACTCGCTCTCTACCAATGCCAACGGGAGCAGTAATGTTGCCGTTGGGATTCGTGCCTTAAGGGATAACACGGTAGACAATAATTCGGCTTTGGGCACAGAAGCCCTTGCCAAAAATTCAACTGGAACCGACAACACGGCGCTTGGGTTTCAAGCACTCACCAACAACACGCTTGCTGGGGTGAACACCGCAGTTGGAGCATTTGCCATCTACTCAAATAACGGGACAAACGGGGCAAATACAGGAGTTGGGGCGTATTGCTTATTTAACAGTACTGGAGCGCACAATACAGGGATTGGCTACCAAGCTGGTCAATCAATCGTAACTGGGAGTGGCAACACAGTGGTGGGAAGCGGAGCAAATGTTGATTCTGGCTCAAGAGGTCTTTGCCTTGTTTTAGGCAGGGGAGCAGTTTCGCCAGCCGTTGATGGCTCACTTGCCATTGGCGGAAGCGGTGGAAACGCCATGAACGGACTTACAACCACAACCGCCCCAACTGGAGCAACCGGAACCTATTTAAGAATTTGGCTTAATGGGCTTGAATACAGAATGCCAATTCAAAGAGCATCGTGAGTCGCGAAAAAAAAATTATTAAAGCTCTTCAATATCTTTGGGATGAGGGGTTTTTACGTCTTTGGGTGGAAAATGGAGATCCAAAAATTGCCTTAACTACCGAAGTTTCCGAGGCACACGAGGCAATTCGAGCTAAGTTTAAGATTAAAAACGATCCGGCGGATTGGTGGAAAAATGAAAAAACGTAAAAATAAGGCTAAAAGCCTTTCCGAGAAACGCAGGCTGTCCAAATTTGGAATTTGGAAAACCGCGCCTTACGGGCCGCCAACCTCCAGTTCCGGAGGCCAAGGCAAATCTATTTATTACAAATGGCCGAAGAAATAACCCTTGAGGCGGTGCAGGCCATCGCCAAAAAGGACTTCTTGGTGTGGTGGGAGGGCTTCACGCGGATCCTTAACAAGGATGCAAAGCTAGTAAATCCAACCGCCAATTATCTTCAGAAGCGCGTGTCGGAAATTGTGGCGTTTATGCGGGACAACAAGAAGCCAGTTCGGCTTGTTGTTCTCAAGCCAAGACAGATGGGGAGCTCAACCATAACGTCTGCCGTCATAACCCATTTTGTCAGATCCACGCCCAATGTGTCCGCCTGCTTGATTGGAGATGAGCTGGATACGTCCCAAAACCTATTTAACATGGTGAACCGCTACATTGAAAACGACACTTTGGACTGGGGGAACACCTACAATCCAAGCCGAGGAGAATTTAGCCATGGGTCGCGCATCGTTAAGGAGACGGCCAACGATCCGGGGGCCGGCCGATCCATGACCCTTCAGGCGCTCCTCTGCTCCGAGGTTGCCCACTACCGCAGGGCCGGGGAAAGATCCGGTGAAAAAATCCTGTTGGCTATCCGTAATTGCGTTCCGGCCAAGCCAGACACGATTGTCATTGAGGAGTCCACCCCCAATGGGGCTGGCGGGGCTTTTTACAACACTTGGCAAAATGCGGTCGAATTTGAGGATTACAAAAAGGGACAAACAGGGAACGGGTATGTCCGCGTGTTTGCGGCGTGGCATGATTTTGAGGAGAACAGCGAGCCTCACGAAGGCGATCTTGAGCTGACCTTCCGCGAGGAGGACCTGAAAAGCAGGTACAACCTGACCAACGGCCAGATTCTTTGGAGGCGAAGGGTGCTTAAAGAAAAGTGTGCCGGCGACCACAAGCAGTTTGATCAGGAATATCCCAACGACCCAATTACCTGCTTCCTAACTTCCGGACGCCCAAGGTTTGACCAGGATGGACTGGCTCACCTGGATCAGCTTTGCAAAAAAGAGTCCATGTTTGGGGTTTTGGATACTCCAAGCAACTTTACAAAACCAATTTTCCGCAAGACATCACAGCCGGAAAGCTGGCTTTATGTGTGGGAGCAGCCGCAGAACATGGCTCGTTACCTGATTGCCGTTGACTGCATGACGGGAAGCTCGCAAGTCAGCGGAGCCGATCCGGACGCCCATGCCGTGTTTGTGCTCAAGGCCGGTTATCACGACGATACGGACAAATGGGTTCGGCATTCGGTGGTCGCGCGGATCCGTCCCCCATGCCGAGTGGACATAGATGTGCTGGCGGATTTGATTGAGCGGCTGGCTCTTTATTATGGAGGGTGCCTAATCGTCCCGGAGGTCAACGGCCCTGGCCTTGCGCTTATTGAGCTTTTGAAGGCGGCTAACTTGAACATTTACCAAAGGGAGATATTTAATTTGCGGGAGTCCAAAAGATCCAAGGCCTTGGGCTGGCAAACCACCGACAAGACTAGGCGTATGGTTGTGGAAAACCTTGCCTCCCACATAAGAGATTATAACGAGAAGGAGTTTGGGATCGACATCTCATGCAAGCATGCGGTTTCTGAGTTAAGGAGTTTTGTCGTTGCCGAAAACGGAAGGCCGGAGGCCGCCACCGGCAAGCATGATGACGATGTTCTGGCAATAGCGATTGGCTTGGCGACCATCGATGGGGCAACCCCATATACCGAGCCAAAGGCAATTCGTAACTTGCCACCCGATCTTCAGAAACTGGTAGACGCACAGTCGAAAAGTCGCCTCGTAACGACATTTAGCTAGGCGGCACACAACCCCAAAAGCGGTTGCTGACGTGTCCCAGCAGCCAAGATTAGGGCAAAGGAGATTTTCTTATGCCTAACTACAAAGGACCAACGCCCTACATGTCAACGGACATGGAGAACCAAAATGCGGCCATTTCGGCTGATCCAGAATCAATGAAAAAGAGCGCGGCAATCGCCGCAAACTTACCGCAATCCAAACGGGTAAGCCCTGGATATTCGCCGGCAAAGCTCATGTTGCGGCCAATTCAGAAAAGCTTTGTTCCGTCTGTGGTGAAAGCCGCCCGCAAAGCCAAGTCGATTAACCCCAAAAAGGCCTACGGAGAGTAAATGGCCCTTCAGGTCTACCAGCCAGAAGAAATGCGCCGCATCGGCGGAGGCCGAAGCGAGGGGGATGATTTCGCTGGGCTTGGCGGCTCATTTGCCGCCTCTGGTGGGGGCGGTGAATTCTTGGCTTCCTACCTTCAAAACAGGATCAGCGGCCTAAACAGATCAACGGTTAGCCCGCGCGTCAATCAGATGCGCGTGATGAAGTCTCCAGAGTTTGCTCTTGCAAAAACCCTTGGCGTAAGCACTGCTTATAATAGCGGCGGCAGCCAGGTGGATGTCGGTGGAGCCAAGCGTGATCTGGGGTCCATGTCGCCTTCAGCAAGAGAGGATGCCCAAAAGAGGCTTGATTCATTCAGGCAAAAGAACGCAAACGTCCCGATGAACCCGGCCCTAGATGCAGCAGGGTTTAACCCGGTACGAGAGCAGGACTACGCAGGTCCAGACGTCACAACGCAAAATGCTTTTGATAAAATTCAAAGGCAATTTGGACGCGGATCCGAAAGGAAGTCAGAGATTCCCCAAACCAGGACTCCTGCGCAGGGCGGTGGAGCGCCCACGCCAACGATACCATCGTCTGAAGATCAGGCCGCAACTCCTCCGTCGGTAAGGGATGCCCAAAACGCAACCAGGGCTCCAATCGGGGCGGCCCCAACTGTTGGGGCGGGCGGAAGCCAGACCCTTGATTCGCTGCCGACGACACCATCCAAGGAGACCACCAAGGGCACAAGGCTGGATACGGCAAGAATTGGCGGCACGGTTGACGCGCAAGAAAATGCCACCAGAGCCCTAGACTCGGCTGGCTCAGCGGAAGAAAAAATGGCAATCGCTGAAAGAAGGAACGCGGCACAGGACGAGCGGGAAAAAATAAAAATGGGGTACGACAGAGA